TCACTTCGTGCGGTTAGCCAAATCGAAGGCGATCACCGGGTTGAGAGCCTGTTCTGCCATGCGCTTTTGCTCGACGGCGGCGGTGTAGGTGTTGACCTGTTTGCTGGACGTCCAGCCCCCCAGCCCCATCAGTTCGCGGTCGGTGGCGCCATGTTCGGCGGCCCGGCGAGCGGCGGCCTTGCGGAGGCCGTGGGCCGAGCAGTGAGGCAGCCCGGCCTCGTTGCACCATTGCCGCATCTTGTTGCCTAGCCCCGCCACGGAGAAAGGCTTGCCGAAGTCGGTGACGAGGAAGGTTTCGGTGCCGGTCACCTTCATCGCTTCGATCGCCTCGGCCAGCTTCGGCGCCATCGGCAGCCACATGTCCTTATCGGTCTTGCCGGCGGTGAACTCGATCCGGCCGTCGACGACGTGCTTCCGGCCGAAAGTGCTGGCATCGCCGCGGCGCTGCGCGGTCCAGAGGAAGATTTCCAGCGCAAGGCGGGCCTTGGTGCCGAGCTGGTGCCTCGCGCGATACTGGCCGATCTCGGCGTCGGTCCAGGTATGGAAGCCACCGCGTGGGACCGAGATCGGCGCAGCCTGGTCCACCGGGTTGGGTTGGGTCAGCCGCAGCAGCTTGATCGCATAGTCGAAGAAGGGCTTGAGCTCGCCGCGTAGGTTGCCGGCAGCACTGGGGCCGCCGCGCTTGCGGCCCTTGTCGTCCACCCATGGGCGAGCGGCTTTCATGAGGATCGCCTCGATGTGATCGAAGCGGAAGTCGGCGATGCCATCGGCGGCGATGCTGTTCTCGCTCACGAACTTGTCGAGGATCAGCCTGGCCGTGCGCTCGGTTTGCGTGTTCTTGCTACCGAGGAACGCGGGAGAGGCGAGATAGCGATCCAGCGCCCATGCGACGGTGCCGTGCGCGTGGCGCGCACCGGTTCCGATCGGGGTGGCGGCGATGAATGCGGCCAACTCGACCCGGCCCTCGGGACTGTTCGGATGATGCTGGAAGGAGCCGACGCGGCCCTTGTGGCGCCAGCGGTAGCGGCGCTTGCCGTGGCGATCGACGAACGATGTGACGTTCGGGGGCAGCTTTTCCTTACGCGGTATGCGGGCCATTGGGGAGCAACCGATCGAGCGGATTGGGGCGCGGCGCCGACTCGCCGCCGCTCGCGTATATCACGATCTCGCCGGCCGGCGTGATCGTCACCGTGCCCACGGCGATTCCGGCGGCCTGGCAGCCCTTCACCGCGCGGGTGACGTCGGCCTGGTTGAAGGCGGCACGGCGGGTCACCAGTCGAACTCCCATGGCTGAGGCCGCAGCTTGGATGAAAGGTAGAGCGGGTGGCCGGGGTGCCCGTCCTTGGTCAATTTCAGTGCGTAGAGCTTCGCGCCGGCAGCGGCGCATCGGCGCCGAACGCCGTGGTCACGCCCCTGAAAGGTGCCGTGCGTGCCCCATGCGGCTACGGTGATCTCGGCCAGTGTCAGGGCGAGAGCGATCGCAGCATTGTTGTGAGGGCCCACCGGATCATCGGCCGACTTCATGTTTACAGGGTCGGTCGCCCGGAAAGCGTTCAGGTTCCACACCAGCGGCCCGGCCAGGCGCTCGCGACGTGCGAAGCCGGTGCCGCGAGTGATCGTCGGGTCGTCGTCTTCCTCATTTGCCGTCGATGGATTGAGCATGGCGAGGCCCATGAACGGTAGCGCCAGGGATGCGTTTCGCCAGAGCAGGTACCGGTAGGTGCCGCACCTGCTGAACACTGCGCCGCGGCCGAGCAGGGCGTTGGACCGGAAATCGAGCTCGTGCTGGGCAGCCCAGCGCTCGATCAGGTCGACGGCGAGGATTGATGAGGGGACCATCATTGCTCGGCATCCACAATTTCGAAGTCGGCTTGCGGTTTCGCGAGGCCGGCTTTGGTTTTCGCCTTTCGCTGATGCCTGTCCATATCCCACGCGGCCATGCCGAGGCGGAATCGCGGAAGGGTGACGCCCGGCTCTTGCAACCAGGCCGGGACTGGGGAGCCCGGGTTGGCGAGGAGCAGAAGCACGTCCGCATGGCACCCGCAACCGTCGAGCTTGCACCAGCAGGCGAGGTCCTTACCGGCTAGGTCGGCAACATGCCGACGGATGCGCCTGTACACCGTGCGCTGCAGATCAACATCAACGTCGTCGCTGAACGAGATGAAACCGCGAGCGAGCTGGAAGAACATGGCGGCACATTCCGCCCGGGTGCCGTGCTTGCCGACGATGAATGGGTTCCCCCACTTGCTCGGCCGGGCGACAACGACAGCCTTGGCAGGCAGTCGCCAGCCCCGGGCGCGCGAGAGGCGGATGCGCTCAGCCATTGGCGGCCTCCTCGAACTTGCCGACCTCGTTGCCCCACGCCGTCCATCCGGCGCGGGGGGTGCGGCAGAACATTTCCAAGCGGGTCACTTCGCCGAACAGCGCCTCGAGGCGTTCGGCGGCCTCGGCTGGCTTGCGGCTGTGTTCGCGCGGGGGCGCGACGATCAGCTGGCGGACGGCGTGGCTGAGGACCGGTAGGCCGTTGCCGCGCTTGAACAGCCAGACCGGCTCAACCTGCTTCCTCGTGTAGTAGCCCATCGAGATCTTGGGGGGTACGAGATCGCCGGTGAAGATGTCGAGCTGCTGGGCGTCGACCAGACGCTGCTTGGTCCAGTAGAACAGGTCGGTGACGAACTCGAAGCCCCAGGCGCGGCCGAGCTCCAGCGCCTCGGCGCAGTGGCTGCCGACGATCCACATGGCCAGCACGGCATCCTTCGCCGCGATATCGGCCACGGGCAGCGCGACCATCTCGGCGAAGGGCATCGTCGGATAGTGGTCCTCTGCCTCGCGGAAAGACTTCTGCGTGGGCGTGCGGTCCCGTCCGGCGAAGGTGCGGAAGGCCCATGGCGGATCGGCGTAGAGCAGCTGGAATGGGCCGGCGGGGAGGGTCACTGGACGCGCTCCGCGATTACCTGAGCAGGAGGGCCGGCGTGGAAGGTGAAGCGCCAGCCATTCTCATTGCGGCCGCAGGCGATGTACTCGACATCATCGTCATCCGGATCGTCATGAAATTCGGTCAGGTGCTCGATGATGGCCACGGCGGCGGCCTGGTGATCTTCAGCGAAGATAATTTCATCGGGCGACCATCCGGCACCTTCATTCCAACGAACAGCGAGGAAGTCCTCTCCCGGTTCTGGCGCGCGCGAGAGCTGCCATTGCCCTCTATGCACGCGCGCGACAATGTCTTCCGACCACAGGATGGCGCTGCCATCATAGGTTGAGCCATCAATCGGGTATTCCTCTTCCTGCCAGACGAAGCTGTCGAGGTCGGGCTGGGCCAGCCAGTTGGCCCAGCCCTCCAGCGTCGCCTCGCAGGGGACAACCTCGTCGCTGAAGTCGTCGAGGAAGAACGAGCGGGTGCCCGGATCAGTGCTCATGCTTCGGCGTCCTCGTCCTCGAGCTCGGCTTCGGGCTCATCGCCGGTCGCAGCGGCGTCAGCTTCTGCAGCGGCTTTCTTCGCGGCGGCTTCGGCCAGTTCCTTATCAACCAGGCGGGTCGCTTCCTCCACCTGCGCCTCGACATCGGCTGCCGGAACGCGGATCTGCACGGCGACCAGGACGAAGTCCTCGCCGCGCTGCTCGACGGCGGCGCAGTGGCCGAGCGGCCAGAAAGCCAGCCCTTCGAGGGGCGTGCCCTTGAGCGGCCCGGCGTTGACCGGACCCACGGCCATGCGGGCGCTGCGCAGGTTGATCAGGTGGGCGCGGCGTTGTGCCTGGCGTTCGGCTTCCCAGTCGCGCTGTTCAGGCTCTTGCCGCGGTTCGGGCGTGTGAAAGTGGCCGAGGCGGCGCAGGCCATCGTCGTCGATGCCGTAGACCGCGATGGCCTTCGCCAGTTCGGCCTCGGTCGGGTCCTCGTCCTGGTAATAGCGGATATAGCGCTCCATGCCCTCGGGCGGCTTGGGCCACTTGTCCGAGCCGGGCGCGGCGAGCAGGCCGCTGGCGAAACCATCCTGCGCGGCCTGCGGGGCGACGAGCGGCTCAGCCTTTCGCTGGGCGAGATCCTCGATCAGCCTGACGTCGAGCAGGCGTTCTTCGCCCTCGGCGCCCATGAACAGGTCGGTTTCGGTCCTGCCACCGGCGGCGCGGTAAGCCCCGATCCCGACGAACTTCACCAGCCTGTCATTGAGGGACAGGCTGCGCTGGTGCAGCGCATCACGCACGATCGAAGCGGCGTGCGGTTGCCAGTTCGATTTGCACTGCTGGTCGAAGATACGCAGTTGCAGCTCGTGGTCGGCCGTGCCGGCGTAGGCCTTGGCACTGGCAAGGCTGATGGTGCCATCGCGCAACGCGTCGAGGATTTCCGGGGCGAGAGCGGCCAGGCGGAGACGCTGCTCGACGTGGCGTTCGGCAACGCCAAACCGTCGGGCGACGTAGGCGACAGCATCAGCCGGGCTGGCGCCGTGGCGGTCGCGCTGTTCGGCGGCGATCCGGTCGAAGGCGGTGAACTCGTCGGCCGGGTTCATCGCCACGCGATGGAGATTTTCGGAGAGGCTGGATTCGCGCGCCTCGCCGCGGGGTTCGACACGGCACTGGACCGGATGGTCGGCGGGAAGCCGGCCATCAGTGGCGAGCAGCTTCAACGCCTGGGTGCGGCGGCCGCCGCCGGTGACCTCGAACAGGCCGGCGCTGCCAGTCTCGCCGTTCTCAGCCACCATGGTCGACCAGTGGGCGGGGCTGACGATGAGGTTCTGCTTGAGGCCGCGCTGGGCGATATCCTCTGCGAGGCTGGCGACATCGGCATCGCGCTCGGTCTGGCGGACGTTCAGCTCGGTCAGCCGCAGGCGCGACAGCGGGATCAGGGCGGTAAACGGCTCGAATTCGACGTGGATGCCTTCGGGGATCGTTTCGATGGTGAGCACTTCCGTTGGCTCCGGTGCGGGTCCAGTGGATTCTGCGGCAGGCTTGGCCGCTCGCTTGGGGGTGGGCTTGGCAGAGGAAGTCGTGGTGGGCTTGGCCATTGTCAGTGCCTCCGAAAGGCGATGGAACGGGGGGAGTGCCAGCACAGCGCACAGGTGGCGCAGCAGTCGGTGGCACCGGTCTGGGCTGGGCAAAGGATGGCATCGGGATCGGCTTCGCCGGCGGCAATGACGCGGGCGGCGCCGTGCTCGTGCGGGGCGCCGGAAAAGCGGATGGCGCAGCGGGCCCATCCAGCGTCGGCAATGGCCAGTGCCACGGCACGGCCAATTTCCGACGCCGGGGCGTGAGCGGTAAAGCCGAAGATGTGGAGCGCCGGATGAACAGCGAGCATCCGGCTCCAGAACTCGACATAGGCGGTAGACCAGAAGTCGCCGAGGACGTGGAGCCGGACGAGGAACCCTGCCGGATGCATGAGCGCCAGAACAGCGACCTCGACCTCGAGCGCCTGGATCAGGTCTGGTCCGTGCTCAATCCGCTCGGCCGCCTGCATGTTGTTGCCATAGCAGGACAGCCATTCGCGGCAGGTGCGCGGACAGGAGGCGCGCTCTTCCAGCGTCAGGGTGTAGATCGGCCAGCCCCGCCGCGCGCCCTTGGTGATCTCGCGCCCGATCTTGCGGCTGTGGTGGCCCGACTTGAGCAACCGGGGCAGCTCGTCGGGTGCGAAGACGCGGGAGGGAAAGATGGTGCGCCCGGCACGAGCCGCGGGATGAAAGCCCGGCAACAACAGCGCGCGGCTGCCGGGTGCGACAGAGCCGAAGCGGCGCTGGCTGGTGTCGTGCGCGTTCTTGCGAGGAACCCGGGTTGCCATCAGGCGGCCTCCTCAAGCTCGCCCAGCAGCTCGGTCCAGGCCGCGCGGAACACCGCGGCGCTGGCGGCCGAATACTTGACGTTGGGATTGGCGGCGCGGTGCCGGGCGATGTCGCCGCGCCACGTCGCCTGGTCGCCCTCGGCGATCATTTCGATGAAGAGTTCCCACCGGGGGGGGGCAAAGGGCTGCCCGTCGGCCATTTCATCAGCGCAAACAGCGACGATGCCAGGGAATATCGAGCCGGCGTAACGCAGCACCTGACCGGCGAGACCGGCGGCGAGCGCCTGTAGCGCAGCGCGGGCAACGCGAGGTCCATGCGAGCGCCAGGCCTGCTCGATCCCGCCGACGTTGCTGATCATACCCGGCTTCCACGCCGTGTGGTTGGTATGCGGGGCAAGACTCAGTCCGGAGGCGGCAAGAGCTGCCGCGATCTGCGCGGCTTCGCTATCGGTCCCGGTCACAGCCGCTTTGAACAGATCCAGCTTCGACAGCGCCCGGCGCTGCTGGTTCATCGCAACGAAGCTTGCTGCCTCGTCCGCCTGGCAAAGAGACGGTGAGACAACGCACGGGATGTCGTAGATGTCGCGTCGGAGCCGGGCGGCGGCCAGGCGGTGTTGGCCGTCGACCACCCAGAGGCTGCCGTCCGCGCGCCGGGCCACGGCGAGCGGATGGAACAGGGTCCAGTCCCAGAACGTGGCGATCTTGCGGATCAGCGCCTGACTCGGGCCGTTGTCGATCGAGCGCTGGTAAGCCGGATCGACCTGCAGGTCGGCCATTCGGCAATTTTCGAGGCTGGGCCGCAGGCCCAAGGGGGGATTGACCTTGAGGCGGGCGGTGGACGGGCGAACCATGGTTCAGGCTCCGGTGCTGACGGTGAGCAGGGATTCGACGGTGCGAGCGATATCGCTCACGCTGCGCCAGAGGTCGGGCGAGCCTTCCTCGACGAACCGATCGGGGATCGCGATGCCGAACTGCTCATCCACTTCCAAGGCGAGGCACTGGTAATCGATCGCGCAGCAGCGCAGATCGCGGACCAGCTCGCTTTCGGCCGACACAGTCGGCACGGCAAACGGGAAGCGGGTGCGGCGCAGCTCGTCCTGGACGATGCTTACCACCCGGCCGACGATCGGGGCTGTCATGCTGCGAAGTCCTGCGGGCGCGGGTCGTGCCGATCGGTCAGCTCTTCCTTGAGGATGGCGGCCCAGCAAGCGCCCACGAGAAATCCGCCGCTGAACAGGACAAGTCCGGCAAGGACCAGCACCAGAGCGATGACGGCGCTCATTGGCACGCGATCCTGGCGCACTCGATCCCCAGGGCAGCCCGGTCAATCAGGTGGAGAACGCAACTGCCCGCGAGAGCGGTAGCAATAGCGACGCCGATGTCGCGCGGGGACAGCGCGATCATGCCGGCCCCCACCAAATCAAGCCGCCGACGATGATCCAGGCTCCCACCAGCATGGCCGGAAGCAGATGGAACAGGCGGTTCATGCGGCCACCTGTGAGGTATAGCCGGCGGCTTCGCGGCGGCGGATGATATCGGCGAGATCGAGCAGCGGCACCGGATGGCGGCCGTTGGGATCGAAGGCGAGGTGATTGGCGATATCGCGCAGGGCGATGGCCGAGCGGATCTGCTCGGGCGCGGTGAGCGGGCCCGCATAGGCAGCATCGCGGGCCTTAGCGAGCAGCGGCGCCCAGCGGACGCGCGGGCAGATGTCATGAGCTAGGCGGGCGCGGGCCTCACCTTCGGAAACCTCGGGTGACTGGCCCGCGCGTTCCGGCGGCCAGACGATCTGGATGGTGCGGATGTCGGCGAGACCCTCGTCCAGCTCCGGCAGCTCGGCGCCGCAGAGGCAGGCGATTGCCAGCCACGGGCGCAGGTGCCCAGTGGCCGTGACAAGGTCCATCTGGCCAGTGCGGACGGCTTCATGGGCACGCTCGTGGCGAAGGCGGTATTCGGATGCAGCCTGGTTGGCGAGATTGCTGTCGTATCTGGACATTGATGCCTCCATCGATGTCCACGCTTATCCGGTGGAGTAATCCACCGTGTCAAGGGGGATTTATCCACTTGTTGATACCAGGCGGTTCGCGGTGCAATTTCGGCGGCAGAGTTACCGTGCGACGGGGGCGTAAATGGACGGCGAGTCAGGATCGCGCGCCGGGGCGAACTGCCGCCATTGTCGATCGCCGCTCCATCCGGGGGCGCGGGTCTGCGCACAATGCGGCCGGGGCCAGGGCCGGCCCTTCCTGGTTGCCGCGCTGGTTGCTTCGGTGTCGGTCGGGCTGCTGATGGTGCTCGGCACCATGTTCGCCGAGATCCCGCCGCCGATTGACCCGGTCCTTGACGACAGCGAACACTCAGTGCTGGTCGAATTGCTTGAATTCAAAAGGCGGCACCGCCTTCCGGACCCGGATATGGCCGACTATGCCGACCTGAAAATCGCGCCGCGACGGTTTCATGAATTTGTCGTGACCTGCGGCATCCGGCGCGGCCGCGATCGGTCAAGTGGTGAGGATCATCCGCGAGTCATGATCTTCAACGGCGCCCATGTCTCCGTGGACGGCCCATTGGCGGGCCCGGGGTTTGAGTACATCTGGCGCCAGGTCGGGTGCCGCTAGCGCAGCAGTAACTCGTCGGGCCGATAGACCGGATCCATACGCACCACCCGGCTGCGCGGGATGCGGAAAGTGCGTTCCGGGTTGTACTGCATCAGTTCGACCCACTTGCTCGTTGAACGCACCAGCTCCTTCACGATCGCCAGCACGACGCCATTGCGGAGGTCCGAGCCATCGTTCAGCTGAACTAGCACGATGTTGCCGGGGCTCGGCGTCCGACTGGGATCGACAATGCCGATTTCGCCTTGGTAATAGCGGCGCTCCATGCTGCTGCCCTGGAAGTAAATCGCGTAGGCTTCCCGCGAATTCGACAGGGCGGCGGGACGCTCGATCAGTCGGATCGTGTGGTCGAACTCAAGTTGCAGCTGCTCGATCTCGACTTCGTTGCCCTCGTCGTCGGTGATGATCATGTCGGCACAGAGCCCGGTCCCAAGCAGTCGCAACCCATCGCGCCCTGGTTCACGCCATCCAGTCGGCAGGTCGTGGAAACTTACCTCGCTTTCCAGCGGGCCGGGGGCTTCCGTCCTGCCCATCAGATAATCGGTCGTGGTGCCGAGCTCTTCGGCAATCCGTCTGAGGCGGGGCTCGCTGGGGAGGAAGCCCTTCCGTTCGACGTCGGTGAACACGCCGTGGCGCTTCCCGTCGGTCACCGCCATGGAAAGCCAGTACCTGGTTTTCCCCAGCTCGGTGAGCCGGGCATCGACCCGTTCGAGCAGAATTTCCGCGGGTTTTGGCATGGTGGAATTATCCACCTCTACGCCACTGACGCCAGAGGCGATAAATCCACTTGACGAACGGTGGAGTAATCCACCTATAAGGGCATCCGAACTCAGCGGAGTGGTGCATGTCCGGTTTGAAATCACGGTTGGTCTCGGCTGCTCGGCTCTGGGCCGCGGCGCAGGAGCCTGAAGCGCCGTTGTCCAGGCTGGGCAAGAAGGTAGCCGGCGACGCCGGGTTCTTTACCCGCATCGAATCGCCCGCCGCGACGCTGACGATCGCTACGCTTGAGCGTTTCGCCCAATTTCTCGTGGCGGCCGAGCACTGGCCCGACGGCGAAGTGCCGGACGAGGTCTGCCAGTTCGCCCATGTGGTGGGGGGTAGTGGCGCTGCCCCCGACCAGTCACCCGATACGAACCCCGCCGGTATCGCCATTCCCGTGAGCGAGACCGAGCGGGGCACCCCCGAGGGCAGCCCGGCGACGGGTCCTTCGGGTCGCGCGCCTGCCGCCGACGACTGGAGCCCCCCGTCGGCGGCAGGCGAAACGGCCTCGGTCCCGCATGGGGAGGCTGCCTGATGGGTGCGGATCGAACGGTGCAGCTCACCCCGCGGGAGCTGGCCCTCAAGTTGGCGACGCGCGACGCGGTGAAGGCAGCCGGGGGCCAGGAGTTCGTCGGTGCGGAGACTGGGCGGGCGCAGTCCCGCATCTCCGACTATTGCTCGCCGAACGCTCGCGAGTTCATGCCGCTCGACGTGGCGGCGAAGGTCGAGGCGCTATCGCACGGCACCCCCGGTCATCCGCACATCACGCGCGCCCTGGCCCGTGCGGCCGGTGCCGATTTTGTTACGAGCAGTTGTGAAGCCGCTTCAGCAGGCTGCGACGATCTGACGCTGCTGCTGGCCGATGTTGCCGGAGAGAGTGGGGACCTGATCCGTGCGCTCGCGCTGGGGTCAGGCTCTCCCGCCCGTGCGGCCGTCCGCATCCGCGACATGAGCCCAGACCAGCGCGCCGGGGTTGCCCGTGAGCTCGACCAGCTGGTCGACGTGCTCGCCGGCATTCGCGGCGAGCTGCAGCGGCCGATCAGCTGGCGCGACGACAGCTCCTAAGGCGGCGCGCGGCCCTGGGGGCAGTCGACGGAGTACGGGGCAGCCGGCCCGGATGCCGGCACGAGGGGGATTGATCCCATGATTTCGGGAAATGGAACGATGCCGTCTGCGCAAATGGCCGGGCGGGTGAGCAGTTGTGCGCGGCTCAAGCAGTGGGTCGAAATGGCCCAGCCCAATGCACGGGTCGAATACGCCCGTGGCTACGTGCTCGCGACATCCTGCACGCCGGAACTGCGCGAATACGTGATGGCAGTCAGCCAGTTGGGCCTGATCACGCCGCACGTGATCCGCAGCTCTGGCGACGTCCCTGTCTACATCGTGCAGCGCACCGGGCGCCCGGTGATCAAGGGTCAACTGTGATGGGCCGCGAGGACAACCGCGCCCGGTTCTTCGCCGAGTGCGAGTTCGCGCCACGGGCGGTGTGGGCGTTCGAGCCAGGGCAGGCCACGGAGTGGAATGTAATCGCAACGGTGTTCGGGACGCGCGATCCGCCGGCGGCGCGCTGTGCGCTGCTGACCACCGACCCCGCGCCTCGCCCGGGGGTGGGCGCCATCTGGCTTAGCCCGGACCGGGCCCGGCGGATGCGCAACGACCTGCTTCGCGCGCTGAGCGCGGACGACAGCGGCGGGGTGTGGATGGTGGTCGCCGGAATCGCGTTCACCGTGAGCGAGGCCGAGGCGATCGAGCGGGTGCTCGCCGGCGCGCTCGAGCTGATGGAGGCCTAGCATGGCTGAGCCGCGCGAGATGGATATCGACTCGCTTGATCGCACCGTCACCCAGATCCTGCAGGGTGATCCGGTCTGCAACGGCCGGGTGGCGGCGAGTTCGATCCAGGCCATCGCAAGATTGCTGGTGATGCCCGAACGCCCCGCCGGCCCTGATCTTCCGGACGTGCTGGCCTACCTGCAACGGCGCCACGCCAACGCGGCGACGATCGTCAGCCGGTCACCGGAATTCGCCGAGCAAGCGCGCGATCGTCAGCGGCAACTCGAGGTGATGATCGATGAGCTTCGGGCCGGGCTGCACCACGGCTGTGCCGAGGTGACGGCCGCCCTTTCCAACGATGGAGACGAGAATGGCCCGCAAGGGAAGTGAAGGCGCGGGGGATCCGCGCAAGCCGGCGACCAGGGTGCGTGCTGGCACGCTCGCAGCGGCGTTGAGGGACGTGAAGGATGCGGTGGCCGGAAAGGACACAGTCCCGATCCTCGGCCACGTGCTGATTGATGTCGGCGACGGGACGATCAGCCTGACGGCGACGGACCTCGACATGTGGGCTACCCGTCAGCTGGCAAGCGATGATCGCGACGGCCCGGCATCGAAAGAGTGGATCGAGTCCGTTCGGCCATTCACCCTTGCGCTGCCGGCCAAGGCGCTCGGGGCCATCATCGGCGGCTTCGATGGCGATGCGATGGTGACCATCACCGCACCTGGTGGTGAGGAAAGCCGGGCGACGATCAGCGCAGAGCGGTCTCGCTTCCGCCTCGCTTGCCTGCCGGTCGCCGACTTTCCGGACGTGCCCCACTTCGACGTGGCTCACGCATTTGAGTTGCCGGCCAGTCGCCTCGCCGATTCCTTCGAAACCGTCCGGCACGCTGTCTCCACTGAGGAGACGCGGTACTACCTCAACGGCATCTATGTGCACCCCGAGGGGCTCAGCCTCCGCATGGCGGCGACGGACGGACACAAGCTGTCCCGGCTGATCCAGGATGTGCCGGATGGCGCGGCTTCGTTGACGCCGTTGATCGTGGCCCGGCGCGTGGTTGCGCTGGTCACGGGTCTCGCCGCGGGTGCGGCGAAGGCCCGCGAGGGCGCCACCGTGCTGGTCGAGGTCAGCAGCTGCGGGCTGAAAAGCCGGTGGGCGATGCCGGCGGCAGACGAGGGTGAGGTCACCGTGTTCGCCAAGTCGGTCGACGGCACCTTCCCTGACTATGACCGGGTCATTCCGTCCGACGTCGATCGCCGGGTGACGATCGCGCGCGAGCCGCTGGCTGAGGCGATCAAGCGGGTGATGGCGATCGCGCCGAAATCGAGCCGCTGCGTCAAAGCGGAGTTTACCGACAGCCTGGCGCGCCTGTCCCTGACCAATGCCGATCTCGGCGACGCCAGTGAGGAACTGCCCTGCGTCCTGGCCGGCGAGCCGATCACGATCGGATTCAATGGCGAGTACTGGCGCGAGCTGCTGGGCGCGATCGCCACCGACGAGGTGACGATCGGAATGAACGATCCGGGTGCTCCGGCGGCGATCATGGCGGCGGAATCAGACGAGATCAGCTCCGCGCGTGTCGTCCACGTGCTGATGCCGATGGCGGTCTAGGTCCTTGAGCGCTCAGTCCGACATCGGGCCGAACGGCATGCCGCGGTGGAAGATCTACCAGCAGGCGCGTGAGCTGGGCGCATTGTCCAGCCTGGCGAGCGACTGTGCGCGACCAGGCCCGCAGCAGGATCTGCAGCGCGCGATCGCGACGTTCGACCGGATGCGGGCAATCCTGGGAGAGGGCCGCGCCGATGACTGAGGATGAGGCCCTGTCGGTGTTTGCCGCCATGCTGGTGGAGTGGCTGGACTGGGTGTTCCTCGCCTTGGGCGAGCTGCTCCGGTGCGACACATGAGCGAGCGGCTGTCTCTCGATGAGCGCAAGGCGCGCGTGAAAGCCCGGGTTTCGCTGGTCAGCGCGGTCGAGAAGCACGTGAAGCTCTCGGGCTCGGCGGAGACACGCAATCGTCGCGGCAAATGCCCGTTCCACAACGGCCAGTCCGCCAGCTTCTCGTTGAAGGCTGGCCAGGACTTCGGGCACTGCTTCGGCTGCGGATGGAACGGCGACGTGATCCGGTTCACCCAGGACATGCTCGGCCTGTCGTTCATGGATGCGCTGCAGGCGCTCGAGGCAGAGATCGGTGAGACTGCTGCGCCCATCGCGCAGGGCCGGGGGCCGATCCAGCGCGAACGGAGCCCGACGGCGGGGCGGCGGGTGGAACGCCAGCTGGTTGAGCCGATCGACATGGGCCGGTGGATCTGGAAGCACGCGAGTTTTCACGGCCCGGCGATCCGGACCTATTTTGCCGGGCGCGGCGTCCCCGAACGCGTGCTGCACGACGCCCGTCTGGCGCAGTTCCGCTATCTTGCCGATTGCCCGTGCATTGCCTGGGAGGTCGGACAAGAGCCGCACCCCGGACGGGTGCGCGGCATGCTGCTCGCCCCGGCCGTGATCGCCATGGTGCGCGTTCCCCGGTGGGTTGAGGATCCTGACGGCGCGAGTGGCCGGCTCGAATTCACGCCGGTCGGGGTTCACGTCACCTATCTCGATCCTTCGGGAACGGCGACGATGAAGCGGCGCAAGCCGTGGGCCAAGGCCGACGACGCGGACCCGTGGCTGCCAAAGCGGCGCATGCTTGGCGCGGTCGGCAGGGGGGCGGTGATCCTCGGCGAGTATCGGGCAGACGCGCACCTGTGGGTTGGCGAAGGAAACGAGACCGTGCTGTCCGGCATGGCGCTGGGCGGCGCGGCCGAGGGCGACGTGGGCATTGCCACGCTCAGCCTCGACAATCTGCAGGGCGATCCGCGACTGTGGCAGGGACGGCATGGCCGGATCTGGCCGCTGTTCGACATGAGGCCGGATCCTGAGAAACGGCCGGCCTTCACCATTCCCGGGCATCGGGGCCGGGTCACCGGGCTGGTGGATTCGGACATGAGCCCGCTGCGGGGCTTTCGCGACCAGCGCACCGGCGAGCTGCAGGGCGAAGCCGTGGTGGAGCGCAAGGGCGGCCCGATCGTGAGGCGGGAGATCTCGGGGCCTGAGCGCGCACAAATCTGCGCTGACCTCTTCGTCAAGGCCTGGCGGGCGGGCGGTGTGCACCAGGTGCGTGCAGTCCGAGCACCGCTGGGCATGGATTTCAATGATGTGGCGCGGGGAGAGGCGGCGTGACCGGAGACTTATTCAACACTGCCGCCGACGAGATCCTCGCGATCTCGCTTTGGCAGCCGTGGGCTTCGCTTATCTTCGCTCCGACGCAACCGAAGCGGCACGAAACGCGCAGCTGGGCCTACCCCGCTAAAATGGACCGCACACGGATCGCCATTCACGCGGCGTTGAAGCGCGTTCCGGATGCGATGGTCTCGCCTGACCTGCAGGAAATCTGTCGCCACGAACTCGGCCCTCAATGGCGCGAGACCGTGCCATATGGCGCCATTATCGGCACCGTACAGCTTGGGCGCTGTGCCCACACGCAGAACATCACGCCAGATCCTGACGATCGAGTGTGTGGGGACTGGTCCGTAGGCCGCTATGCTTGGGAGCTTCGATCTCCCTGGGAGATCGAACGCAACGTGCTGCTTTGGCAGGGCAGACAGGGATGGTTTCGTGTGCCGCGCCGATCTCTCCCGACGGAGGTGTTAGGCGATGGCTGAGTCCACCGACAGGCGCCTCGAGGGGCTGGTTCGCCGGGTCGAGATGATCGACGCCGAGGTGACGAACCTGCAGGCCGAGCGGCGCGAAGTCATGGCCGAGGTCAAGGCCGTGGGCTATGCGCCGGCGACGTTCCGCCAGGTGATCGCGCGGCGCAAGATGACGCCGGCCGAGCGCGGCGCGGCCGATGCGCTGCTCGAGGCATATGAGGCGGCGCTGGGCGGGGAAGCACCGGCGGTGCCCTTGGTGGCCGACGCCGCCTGTCTCGCGGCTGATCTGCTGGCGGCCCAGCTTGAGGGTATTGCCGAGCCGAACCAGGCGCGGGCGCTGGTCGACCACGTGATCTCCCTGCTCGACATCCGCGCCGAGATCGGCGTGCTGCGCGATCAGGAGAAGGCGCGGCGCAAGGCCGCCGGCGATGAGGGGTTCCTCGTCAAGCAGCTGGGCCTGGTGGTGCGCTGGTACGAGCAGTGCGCAAAGCACGGCCTGGCATCGATGCGCGGGGGTGAGGAGGTGTTCCGACTCTACCGCGGGACGGTTGACGAGGCAGGTGGCCCGGTGCGGCCGGCCGGCGCGCCGACGGCCGACGAGAAGCTGGCCCAGCTGTTCGCCACGCCGCCCAAGGCGCCGACGCAGAAGCAGAAGGCGGCGAGCGACGCCGTCGCCATGGCCCAGATCGCGCGCATGAACCGGGGGCGGGGATGATCATCGTCCGGGTAGAACTGCATAGCGCGATCACGGGTAAGAAAACCGAGATTGCCCGGATGCTAATCGACAATATCGGCGGCACACGAAATCGTGGCCATTATCGCTGCCGGTCTCTTCGCGGCCGATCCGCCATGGCTCTCGACCAACGCGAGGTGCAGCGCGCCGGTGAGGTGACCGACTATCCTCGCCTTGATCTCCACGTGTGGAACCTGGTCGCCCGCGCCCTCGGATCGCTTGGCTATGGGGGCCGCGGGTGAGCGAATCCATGATCCCCGTTCCGGTCGATGATCCGCTGCAGCTGGCGTGGTTCCATACGAACGACAGCGGCAATGCCGATCGGCTCGAGGTGCTGGCCAAGGGCCTGCTCAAGTGGGTGGACAACCGTGCCTGGGTGGCCTTCGACGGCAAGCGCTGGTCGGAGCGCGAGGGTGAGTTCCGCGCCCGCGAGATCGCCAAGGACGTGGCGATCCATATCCATGACGAGGTGGCGGCGCTGGCCGAGCTGATCGGCGATCCGAAGAGCCCCGATGCCAATGCGCTGCGTGATCGGTTCGGCGAGTGGTGCACGCCCGAGCGCGCGCTAGACCGGCTCAAGCTGCTGTCCGGCCATGCGATCAAGAGCGGCAATGCCAATGCGACCGATGCCATGCTCAAGCAGGCGAAGTCGCTCCCGGGCATGCGGGCGTGGAGCGACGAGTTCGACGTCGACCCGCTGGTCTACAACGTCCAGAACGGCACCTTGCGCTTCGGCCTGGTCGGCGAAGTGCGGAGCTTCGGCACTTGCGTGGCGACGAAGCAGGCGCCGGACGGCAGGACGTGGGGCGCATGGTTCCGCGAGGGCCATGAGCCGGCCGACATGCTGCGCCAGATCGCACAGTGGTCGTTCAAAGCCGATGCCGCCTGCCCGATGTGGACGGCGCGCCTCGAGTTGATCCAGCCCGAGGCGGACACCCGGGCGATCTTCCCGCGGATGTATGGGCAGACCCTGACCGGCCTCACCGACAGTGAGGAATTCTACGTGCTCAAGGGTCGGGGCGGCGACGGCAAGACCAAGACAAACGAGATCATCGCCCACGGCCATGGCGACTATTACCGCCATGCCGCCGTCAGCACGTGGCTGAGCGCCAAGTTCCAGCGCGGTGGGGCCGAGCACCGACGCGACCTTATCGACCTGTCGGGCGACGCGCGATTCATCCTGTCGGACGAACCAGGGCGCGGCGCGATGTGGGACGGTGAGCTGCTCAAGCAGTGGACCGGGGGCGGCCAGATCACCGCGTTTGGCGCCGGCGCGAAAGAGGCGACAGTGTTCAAGCCGCGCGGCAAGCTGTTCGTCGAGGTGAACCCGACGCCGGCGATGCCCGGCGATGACAAGGGCTTTCGCCGGCGCTTCCGCCTCGTCCAGTTCCTGGTCGACCTGAACCTGATCCCGGGCGGGTATGAGAGCCCGGCCGCGCTGCGCCAGCGGCTGTGGACCGAAGGTAGCGGGATCCTCAACTGGTTGATCGATGGTTGCCTCGAATGGCTGGGTGATCGCAGGGTGCCTGTGCCCGAGCGCGAAACGGAGGCGCTCGCCGACTTCTGGGCGACCGGCAACCCGCTGGGCGAATGGCTCGACGAGGAATGCGACCTGTCCGACCGGGATGCGGTTACCGGTTCAACCGTGCTGTTCCAGGCCTTCAAGTCATGGATGGAGCGTAACGAGATCGAGGAAGAGGCGATCAAACGGTGGAACCAGACCAAGTTCGGCCGCGACCTCGCCCAACGCCAGATCATCGGGATCAAGGACCGGCGCGGCAACAAGGTGCGGCGCGGCATCCGCCTGCGCGACGGCGACCCGCTGCTGGGTAATGAACAGGGGTCTGCCGCCGGAGGCGCAGCGGGAGGGTCGCCGCAGGCGACCCGCGATAATTCAGCGGGCGATGGCTGGCCAGGACGCGGTTTCGACGATGACGCCGATCCGTTCGGAGGTGTCCGATGAGCACTTTCGCTGATCAGCCGGGGCCCAAGATGTGGGGGACGGACAGTGACGGATGGTTGCGTCAAACTGTCCGTCATTCGGCGCCGGCGCGGCGCGCGGGAGAGGCAACGGGGACCGGGCGGGGCGCCCGTGGTCGGCGTGACGGAGGGTTTTGCCGGAGGGTTGCGGACGGTTGGCGAGGCAACTGTCCTTCGCTGCGTCGCCCGGATTTAGGGCGACGGCGGCGAGTGACGGACAGTGACGGAGGGTTTTGCAGGGCTCCACCCTATACCTGCGTATGCGCGCCCATGTGCAGGCCTAGCCGCAAACCATCCTAACCGTCCTTCAGTCCGTCATCTCAATATCTAGTCAGAGGTTCATATGGTCACCATCAGGCGCAGCGAGACCACTCAATCCCGGGAGGGCATCCGCCCCGCCGCACGCCCATGGGAGGCGAGCGGTCAGGTTGACGTCGAGCTGCTATGCCAGTGGGCCTATGGCGCGCAGCTGGTCGATCGGTTCGAGCGGGTTGGCCTGCACGCGATCGAGGCGGCGGCGGCCGGGTACGAGGTCAGCAGCTACTCGGCCGATGGTGTCGGCCAGCTGATGCAGATCCATCACCTCGGGTGCCGGGTCGATCGCGGCGGCGTGCTGATCGGCGACGTGGTGCATCCCGCTGCCTATGCCGTGGCCAATGTGCTGCGGGAGATCGAGGGCGGGGAGCTCGTGCGCGGCCACGCAATCTCCGGGACGCGGCCCCGCTCGTGGGTCGTGCCGGCCGAGAAGGTGCGCGCTGCCATCTGGGTCAAGGAAGGGCGAGAGGCGATGGTCGAGTACCAGGGCCCGGGGCGCAAGGGCGGCTACTGCAACGTGATCATCACGTGGGACGCGGCGCGAGAGGCCTGGGGGCGGCGCAACTACTCGAGGTGGTACGCGGCCCTGGCCGAGCTGGCCTGGCGGCTCTCGGCTCGCTCGCTCGGGTTCGTGGTGAGCGGGCCGATGGCTCCGGCCGAGCCTTGGGCAGCCCCGGCCAAATCGAACGCGGGGCCTCCGATTTCCATTGACGAATCGGCTCGGCCTCGGGGGGGCCCCACCCCCCCTCGCGGGTCCTCCCGAGGCGGCCAAGAGTAATGGGGTGCGGCAGCGCGGGCCTCGTGGAATTTTGGTTTTTGTCGGAAATCCGCGGTTTTGCTTGGCTTTTTGGATCTGATCGGCCGGTTGGCCGCCGCAACAAAATTACGCTGGCCGATTGAAAGTTGCGAAAGGGAAGGGCTGGAGCGTGTCGCTGATCGTCAACCTGGATGAATTCTCCGAACTCTGCGGGGTGACGTCCGAGACGATGCGCGTGCACATCCGGCAGGTTGAAGATCATCCGGCCTGGCTGCTCGAACGCGGCGATCGCGGCCGGGGTTACAAGATCGAAGCCGAGGGCGGGCTCGCGTGGTGGAAGGCCAAGCGCGATGCCGACGAAACCGCCACGGCGGAGCGGCGGGCCGCCCTCCAGCAGCTCCGGTTCGAGCACTTGGGCGAGGCGGCCGAGGGCGAGGATGCCCTGTCGCTGTCGGGCAAGCAGCGCCGTGAGGAATATGCGGCGGTGCTCGAGCGGATCAAACTGCGCCGGGTCATGGGCGAGCTGGTGGAATGGGCCGAGCTGGAACCCCTGATGACCTCGGCCGCGGTCGATCTGCGGCGCAAACTCTCGCTGGTGCCGGGCGAGTTCGCCGCGCTGACCGGGCTTTCACTCGACCAGGTGAAGCCGCTTGAGGCGCTGCTCGAACGCGCGCTCGACACCTTTGTCAAAGCCCTGCCCAGCCCGGGAGGCGGCCGTGCTTGACTTCGGCCAGCATGAGCACCTCGCGTTCGCGGATCCCGGCGACCTCGTCGCGCGGACTTTTGGCGAGGTGCGATTCCCGGAGAAGGTGTTGCCGGCGGCGGCGGCGCGCCGGCACCGCGTCCTCAACAACCCTGGCGCCTACTCGGGACCGTGGGGTGAGGGGCCCTACTTCGTCGAGCACCTTGACCGGATCATGGATGCCTGCGCGACCGAATCCCCGTACAACGAGGTGGGCGTGATGGGTCCGGCCCAGACCGGCAAGTCTGAGATCGGCAACAACGTCCAGCTGCAGCGGGTGATCTACGACCCCACCGATATGCTGTTCATCGGCCCCGACCGGGTGCTGATCGAGAGCTACGTCAAGAAAGAGTTCGACAAGATGGTCGAACACACCCCGGCGCTCCAGGAGCGGCTGCTGCCGGGGGCGAACTCCGATACGATCAACCTCAAACGGTTCCGCGGGGCGGAGCTGTTTTTCTACTGGCCAACCGGCCCCCGCCTGCGCGCGCTGCCGTTCTCGTGGATCCGCGTGGACGATCTGGACGATGTGCCGACCGATATCGGCGACCAAGGCGATATCGTCAGCCTCGCCCGCGGCCGCATGGGCAGTTTCTCCGCGTTCGGCCGGACCATGCTCTACGTCAACTCGACGCCCAAGCTCGGGCAGCTCGCCGGCATCGAGGCGTTCGTTGCCGGCGGGACGGACGAGCGGCTCTACGTCGACTGCCGACACTGCGGCGAGCCCTTCGCGCTCTACAGCGATCGGCTCGATTTCGATCGGCAGGGCACCCCGCGCGATGCCGCCACCTCGGCTTCGGTCATCTGTCCCGAGTGTGGCGGCGTCCACCTGCAGTCGGACAAGCGCGCGCTGCTTGAAAGCTATCGCTGGGTTGGCAAGGGCGAGACGGCTATGTCACGCCGCCGGGAGGTCGAGGGCAAGGTTGGTGAGCTGGAGCCGAACGTGCGGGCCGGTTTCCGGCTCGACGGGCTGTTCGGTTTCCGGCCCTGGAGCGAGATGGCGCAGCTGCTGCGCGAAGCCGAGCTCAAGTTCGAGTACGAGCAGGACGATGGCGGGCTCAAGGCCTGGGACCAGACGGTGGCCGGGCGCAACTATCGCCCGCGCTCGACCAGCACCGACCCGGTCACCGACGGCGACCTGCAGAAGCGGGCGAAGGCCTCGTCCTACGTTATGGGCGAGGTGCCGCCAGGCGTCGAGGTGCTGATCGCCTCGATCGACCAGCAGGGCAACCGGTTTGAGGTCTCGGTCTGGGGTTTCGGGCCCAGCTTCAAGGCCTGGCTGGTCGATCGCTTCGCCCTGCACACGATCGAGGAGAATGGGCGCGAGCGGCCGCTGTCGCCGTTCCGCAAGCCCGAAGACTGGTCGGTGATCCACCGCAAGGTCATGACCCGGGCCTATCCACTGGCGGGTGCCCCGCACCTGGCGATGAAGATCTTCAACACCGTGGTGGATACTGGCGGTCTGGACAATGCCACCAACAATGCCTTCACCTGGTGGCATGCGATGGTGGCCGGCGACGTGGTGAGCGGCCGCCCGCCGCTGCCGGACACGGCGATGACCCTCTACAAGGGGGGCAACAACCCGAAAGGCAAGCTGCTCCCGCCGCCGACGATTGATGCAAAACGCCAGGTACCGGGCGCGCTGCAGGCCATGATGTTCATCCCGAACGTCAACCGGATGAAAGACATTCTCGACGTGCGCCTCAACCGCAAGGATGACGGCCCGGGATATGTGAGCTTCCCCCGCGACGTGCCGCATGTCTATCTCGCGGAACTTCGCGCCGAAACCAAGGTGGGCGACCAGTGGGTGCGCCCGCCGCATACCGCCAACGAGACCATGGATCTCTACGTCATGGCCTATACCGTCGTGCTCCGGTTCGGCGGCGGCGATGCATCGCTGGGGTGGGTGCCGAGCTGGGCGCGGCCACCGCGGGGCGGGCCGGTACGCCTCCCGGCGGCGGTTCAGCAAAAGCTCGAGCAGGCGGTTTCGGAGGCTATGAGCGAACCCGAACCCGAGCCATCGCCGGTGCAGCGAATCGGTCGCCCGGTGCAGCCTGTGAAGGGGGGGCGAATCGTTGCGCGAAGTGCCCGGAACGGCATCCGTTCGGTGCGCTCCCGATAAATCGACATCGGCTTATCGGCAGATCGAGCCTGTCGCGCGGTAAACCGACCCTGTGCAAAACGCACGCAAACCCTTGGAAATGCACGGTTTCAGAAAAAGTTTCGGGGTGGGTTGATTTCGGGCGAATTCGTTGACAACCTTATGAGCATCGGGATCACGCGTCCTGAAGAAACCCGCCCGGATTTCCCGGCGGGTTTTTTGTTGCCCGGCTGACGGGCTCGATCCGACGGCGCGTGATCCCAGCCCAACCCCTGACCAGGATCATCCCCATGGCGTCGAGCGAGGAAATCGCGCGGCTCGCCGAGCTCGTCACGGCCTACCAGGCTGCCGAGCTCGCAGCGCTGCGCAACCAGTCCTACCGGATGCCCGACGGGCGCGAGCTGACCCGGGCCAGCCTTGCCGAGATCCGCAAGGGGCGGAAGGACGCCGAGGCGCAATACGCCCAGGCTGTCGGCGAGCCGATCGTCCGCGGCCGAGCCCGCCGCTTCGTGAACATGAGCCGCTGACCATGGACCGGATTCGCCCGACGCTGATGGATCGCGCGGTCGCGGCGATCTCGCCTCGTCGGGGAGCGCAGCGCCTGGCAGACCGGGCCAGCTACATGGCGATCGCGGCCACGGTGACGGAGCCCGGCGGTCGGCTCGATACCCGGGGGGGATATCGGGCTGGCCAGTCCGATCGCCGCCAGACCCGCGGGTGGTTTGCCCGCACCCGGTCGGCGAATTCCGATGCGCTGGCGCGTCAGCAGACCCTGATTGCGCGCAGCCGCGATGCGGCGATGAACCTGCCGCCGGCGACCGCGGCGATCGAGCGCAATGTGACCTTCACCGTCGGGACCGGCCTCATGGCCCTGCCCGACCTCGACGCCGAGTTGCTGGGCCTTACGCCGGAAGAGAAGGCCGCCTGGACCGCCCGGTTGAAGCGCGATTACGACGCGTACATGTCCTCGACCGATCCGGACGCGGAGCGGGGCTGCACCGGCTATGGCCAGCAGGAAATCGTACTGCGCGGCATGCTGGAAAGCGGCGACGTGCTGGGCCTGCGCTGCGCGCCAACCGACCAGATCGGCCGGGTGGTGTGGACCGCGTGGAAACTGGTTGAAGCCGAGCGGGTGGCGAGCCCGTTGGGGCATGTCGAGGGAACGCCGCTCAGCACGGGCGGCCCGATCGTTGTGGGCGGGGTTCAGCTCGACGGCTATGGCGCGGCCGCCGGCTATCACGTGATCCAGAAGGCGCCCGGGCCCTATGGCCTGGCCCGCACGGCCAACGACACGAAGTTCTATCCCGCATGGGGCGCCGAGAGCCAGCTGCCTTCGGCCATGCTGGTATTCGACAAGCGCCGGCCGGAGCAGGCGCGCGGGGTTCCGTTCCTGGCGCCGGTGCTCGAGCTGGTGAAGATCTTCTCGGATGCCACTGACGCCGCGGCGCTTGGCCTGGTGCTGCAGTCGATGCTGGCGGTGGTCTACAAGTCGCCCGGCGCCACGGCCATGCCCGAGCCGGAATATGGCACCGGGGAGATCGTCTCGGCAGAATATGAGCCCGCGGTCCTGCCAAGTTCGGCCAACAGCAACGTCAAGATGGAGCCGGGCATGGTGCTCGAGCTCGACAACGACGCCTCGGTCACCACGGTCAATCCGGAGGACAATCCGGTCTACGAGAAGTTCTTCGAGGCCGTCCTCACGCAGGTTGGCGCGGCGATCGGCACGCCGTTCGGGGTGCTGATGGCCCGGTTCAATTCGAGCTACACCGCCAGCAAGGGCGAGCTCGAGCTGTTCTACAAGGAAATCATTCGCCGCATCTCACGGTTCGCGCCGATGTGGTGCGATCCCCACTACCATTGCTGGGTCTACGAGCAGGTGGTTCGCGGCGTCTACGACCTGCCGGGTTTCCTGGATGATCCGCGCGTGCGGCAGGCCTGGTGCTCGGTGCGCTGGGCGGGCGATGGCAAGATCAGCCTCGATCCCTACCGGGAGCGGCAGGCCCTGGCGATCGATGAAGCCCATGGCTGGCAGACCGGCCAGCAGATCGCGGCGCAGATCAATGGCGGCGACTTCAACGCCAACGTCGAGCAGCGCGGCGAGGAGCTGGACCGGATGAAGGCCGCCGGCATGCCGATGCCGGCGACCCCGGGGGCCGGCGGAGGTCAGCCTGGCACGCCGCCTGGCACTGACGGCGGCAAGACACAGGACAACGGAGACGGGAACGATGGCTAAGCGGGCCTATTCGCGCGCCGGGATCATTGCCCGGCTGTTCAACCAGCCCCTGGCGGTGATGCCGCAGACGGCGGCGATCGTGCTGGGCGCCATCGGCCAGCGCTTCGACGTGCAGCAGCTCTTCATTTCCACCGAGGGCCGCACGCTCGAGCTGGCCGAACTGGAGCAGATGGCGTCGGACAAGCGTTCCGAAATCGGCGCTCGCGCCAACATCGACCGCCGGGCGAAGCTGGAGCCCGCAAGCCGGCTTATGCCAGTGATCAATGGCGTGGCCCACGTGGCGGTGCGCGGCGAAACCGTTTCGGAAAACGGGATCGGTCCCGCCTCCGGCTTCACCGGTTATGACGGGATTGTCGCATCGGTGCAGAGCGCTGACGCCGATCCGACTGTGCGCGGCATCTTGCTCGATATCGACAGCCCTGGTGGTGAGGTTTCGGGCATGATGGAGGCCGCCCAGATCCTTATGGCCCGGCGCGGCACCAAGCCGATGCGCGCGATGATCCGGGGCGTCGGGGCCTCGGCGGCTTACGCCATCGCCTGCTGCGCGGATGAGATCACGCTCCACGAACTGGGGCTCGCGGGATCGGTCGGGTGCATCACCATGCACGCGGATTTCTCTGGCTCGCTTGAGCAGGACGGAATCAAGGTCACCATGTTCGCCTCCGGTGCCCACAAGGCCGACGGCAATCCGTTCGAACCACTGGCGGCCGACGTGATCGATCGCGTCCAGGCGATGGTGGATACCAGCGCTGGCAAGTTCATCGCCCATGTCGGGGAAGCGCGCGGGATGGATGCTGATGCGGTCCGCGCCATGGAGGCGCAGATCTATATGGGCGAGGAGGCGGTCGCGGCCGGCCTCGTCGACAAGGTCATGGGATGGCAGGACTCGATGGATGAGTTCGAAGCCGCCGTGAACGGCACGGGCAGCCGCCCGGCCACCACTGCTCCGACCGGAGCGAAAGCCAAGGGAACTGCCATGAGCAACGTAAATCCCGCGCCGGCGGCGGAGCAGCAGCCGGACAACCTGCAGGCGTCGATCGACGCCGCCCGGGCCGAAGGCCACGCCGCTGGCGTGACCGCTGGCGTCACCGCCGAGCGCGAGCGGTTTACCCAGCTTGCCACGCTCGACACCGGCTCGAAGATCTCGGCCGAACTGTCCGAAGCGATCACCGCTGGCACCTCTGTCGCCGACTTCGCGCTCGCGCAGGCCGGGGCCCGCAACCAGAAGCTTGCCGCCGGGGCCGATGCCCTCCGGCAGGAGGCGGTGAAGCCCGGCGAACTGCCCGAACGGTCGGCCCGCGCCGGTGCGCCGGGGCAGCAGCCGAAGGCCAACCGCGGCCGAGCCTACGTCGATGCCAAGGCGGCCCGCGCCAAGGCCTGACCCACCCACCACCTAGTTCCCGGCGCTCGCTCCGGCGGGCCCCGGAGGGAGACTTTTCATGGACAACGCAGCCTACAGCACCGAGACCCCGTTCTCGGTGAAGCAGATCCTGGCGGGTGGAACCTACACCACCCGCAAGTTCACAATCACCGGTGCGGCAGCACTGATCGCCGGCACCTTGCTCGGAGCGGTCCTCGCCGCCTCCGCTGCCACAGTGACTGTCGGCACCCCAGTTGCCGCTGCCGGAGGTACCATTGGCAACGGCGCAATCAGCGCGTTCACCAGTGACGACGGCGCACAGGAAGGCGTGTGGAACCTGATCTGCACCGCCACCGGAGCGACTGGCAAATTCAAGGTGGTTCGTCCTGACGGTACCGTCGACGGCGTTCTGACCATCGGGACTGCCTATAATGGCGGGATTAACGGCACTGTCTCCGATGGCTCGAACGACTGGCTTGTCGGCGACATTATTCCGATCACTGTTGCCTACGACTGGTCGGCTCTGAAGTACAAAAAGTCGCTCGCGGCGGCGGTCGACGGTTCGCAGTTCCCGCGTGTCTTTCTGGCCCAGGATGTGGACGTCACCTCCACCGACAAGGAAGCGATCGTCTATGAAACTGGCCAGATCGTCGGCTCTGCCATCACGCTTGGAGCCGGCCATACCATCGCCTCGATCCGCGAAGGCCTGCGTAAGCTTGGCCTCGTGATCGACGACTGATCCACCACTCTCCTTCGCCCCATCCTCTTCCGGGCTTCCTGACCCCCGCTGCTGATGCAGCGCGGGTCTCTCTTTTTTCGGAGACCACTCATGTCCGATCTCAACTACGGCACGTTCTCGCGCGACGAGCTGATGCCGCTCATCCCCAACCTGTTTCTGCCTGGCAGCTTCCTGCAGACGGCTTTCTTCCCCGGCATTTTCGAGTTCGAAACGGCGGAGGTCTACTTCGATCGTGTGCTCGATGACCTGCGCAAGGCGCCGTTCGTCGCGCAGTTGTCGCCCGGCAAGGTCCAGCAAAGTCGCGGCTTCCAGAAGGAAATCATCATCCCGGCCTCGATGAAGCCGAAGAGCCAGATCACCGGGAAGGAGGTCCTCTCCCGGATGGCCGGTGAGCGTATCGGCGGAGAAATGTCGGCTTCCGATAGGGAAGCGGCGATCCGCGAAATGTATCTGCTCAAGCACCAGGAGCGCATGGCACGGACCCGCGAATGGATGGCCTCGCAGCTGCTGCAGACCGGGCAGATGACGATCGTCGGCGACGACTATCCGTCGACCCTGGTCAACTTCGCCCGAACCGGGTCGCTGACCAAGACCCTGCTGACCACCGATCGCTGGGGCGAGTCAGGCGTTTCGCCTTACGACAATGTCGACAGCTGGATGAACCAGGTCGGCGAGGCCGCCGGCAGCGCTGTCGATATCGTCGTGATGGACGCGCTGGCGTGGGGCTATTTCGCCGCGGACACCAAGACCCAGAAGGCCCTCGACACGACGCTGGGCCAAACGGCGGCGATCACGCTCGGCTACACGCCCACGGTGCCCGGCGCTCCGGTATTCAAGGGCCGGATCGGCGGAGTCGAGTTCTATGTCTATAATTCGATCGACCACGACGACAGCTTCGCCAACGTCAAGCTGATCCCGGACAACACCGTGCTCATGGCGAGCCGGGCAGGCTACGGCGGCCACAAGCTGTGCGGGGTGATCGAGCATGCTGAAAATCACTATCAGCCCGGCGAGTTTTTCCCGCATGAGTGGATCGACCCGAACACCGGCGCCCACTGGGTGGAGACTATCTCCGCCCCGATCCTGGCGCCGGCCCGGGTGAACGCCTCGCTCGCGGCCACCGTTCGCTAAAAGCCCAGGAACTTGCAGGGCCCGGCACCACCCGGGCCCTGAGCACGGCCGCTACACGCCGTGGCGTTCTCAAGGAGATTCTCATGTCGAAGCCCAAGACCAAAACCGCGGTGGCCAAGCCGGCGCGCAAGCAGACCTCCATTCTCATCTCTGCCGGCGAACTGCGCGGCGGCACGAGGGACGAGGATGGCAAGCGGCTAACTTCGCTCGTGCTCGCCGATGGCGAGGAATTGACCGCCGAGAAGCAACAGGCCCTCGGATTGACCGATTCTGACGTCGAGGACCTTGTCGATCGCGGCAAGCTCATAGCGATCCTCGCGCGCACTGCCGAGGTTGACGGCGCGGATGAAATCGCGGCGGCAGAGGCAAAAATCGCTGAGCTGGAGAAGCAGGTGGCTGACCTGACCGCTGAGAACGCAGCTCTCAAGGCGGCTGCTGCTCAGCAAAAGGGCTAAGCCGATGCCTGTTGAGACCGCCGCCGACCTCGCCTCGCTCTTCGATGAAGACGAGTTCGCGGAAGTCGCGGTCTATACCGGTACGGAGCCGGGGGCCGTCGGCGTGCCTTGCAGCGTGATCGTCGATCGCGGGCAGGGGCGGCGGATGTTCCGGGCTGCCGACCACGAGGTTGCGACCAGCGAGCGCAACCTCGTGGTGCGGGCGACCGCACCCGGCTCTGGCGGCCTGCCCGCCGTGGTGCGCGACGGGCTGTTCGCCATGGCCGACGCGGACGGGGTGCCGACCGGCGAGGTTTTCCGCGTGGCCGGCATGCCCAGCCTGGACCAGACGGCCAGGCTGTGGTCGGCCGAGCTGCTGCTCGAGGAGTGAACCGGTGGTTTCGGTCGGCGGCAGCCGCACATTCAAAGGCGCCCAGTCCTTTACCGGCCAGGGCTTCCGCGTCGAGTTCAAACTGGATTCGCCCGGAACCTATGAGCAGCTGCGGGGCGAGGCGATTGCCATCCGCGGCGCCAGCGTTGATGCGGTCACCCGCACCACCAACGAGGTCAAGCAGCGGATCCGCGACTATATCGATGCGCACTTCACCGGCTCGGACTTCCAGTCCAACAGCCGGCGTAAGGTCTCGAATGCTTCGGCCCAATCGCGGTTCTACGACGAGATCGAGGGCAAGGGGCAGTACGCCGGCCTGGTCTATTCGAAATTCGGCAAGCGGGACAAAGGCGGCTTCGTCGATTTTCTCCTGCTGCACGTGCGTGGCGGCGTGGTGAGCCCGGGGCCGGGCGAGAATTGGCTGCGCCTGGCCAATCCGAATGCCGCCGGCGCGGGCGGCGAATTCGGCCAGACCGGGTTTTTCTCAGTCTCGCAGTCGAACATCTTTTTCGCGGCGTCTAAGGACGGGCGGAAGCTGTTCCTGCTGCGTCGCTACCGCAAGGGCAGCCCGCTGGGGAACGCAGGGCGCACCGAACTGCTGGCCACGCTGGTCAAGCAGGTGGTCTTCCCGGCGCGCCTGACGGGGATCGATGAGATTGCCCGCCAGCGCCCGGAGCTGTTCGACGGGTATTTTGCCGAGGCGCTGGAACTGCGCCGCATGGCGCAAGGAACAAGCTGATGGCCTCGGTGCGCGCCCAGATCCTCTCCGCCGTGACGGCGAAGCTTGAGGCCGTGCAGGCCGATCTGGGCTGGAAGGCGACCCTGCGCAACCCGCGCGAGTCACTCGGCGAAGACCAGTTCAACGCGATCGTCCAGATGGACGGGGGTGACCGCGAGCCGATCGGGCTGACCGGACATGCCGAGCAGGATACGCTCGAATTCTCGGTCGCCTGGTTCGTGATGGAGGCCGGCGGCGACAGCGCCGAGGATCTGCTCGACGCCGGTTTCGTCGCGATTGCCGATGCCTTGCTCGACCCCGCCGACATCCAGCTCGGCGGCCTTGCCATCGGCATTGCCCGGGGCGCGATCAGCGATCCCGGGATCGGCCGCTCCGCCAAGGGCGCCCGCATCATCGGTGCCCAGTCGATGGATTTCACCGTGCAGTACCTGGCGCGCGAGGGCGATGCCTCGACGCCCGGGCCTTGAGGAGACCAGTATGTCCGACCACCGCACCTCCATTTCCCCACGCAGCGGCGACGATCACGTGATCGGCGCCGACGGCGAGCTGCGCAACGTCGAGCAG